AAGAAGCACGTATACAAGAGTCGATGGGAACTTGTTTGAAGCACAAGCGTGAGGCGGAGAGACAGTACAGTAAAAATGTAAGATATCAATGCTGGTCTGGTGAGGCTGAAATTGAATTAAATATTGATGGTTCAAAATCAATCAAAAAAATTCACATACAATAATGGAACCCATTTGTTATATATTTATTGTGTTATGGTTGGTTGGAATTAACAGCTAATGGAACCTTTTTTACCTTTAAATACTATAATAGCTTCAATTGCGGTATGTATAATAATGTACTATACTTTAAAGCGATGACAGGAAAAATCAGTATATTAAACACAGAGTTAGTGACAGGTCACTGTCCTAGTTGTCATTTAGACACTATCTTGGTTGGCATACAACAATCTTTTTACAGGTGTACAAATTGTGGCGATGACATAGAGCAAAAAGTTAATGGTGTTATTAAATACATGAAAGTAGATAAAGATACTAAGATGAAATTAAGGGAGCTAGACGAGACTAATGGCTAAGAAAAAAGCTTTATTTGGTGTTAATAACTACCATAAAAGAACACCTAAAAAACGTCCTGGTGTGCATACTAAACGACTAAACAAAAGAAAACCACACCGTAAAAAATATATTGGCCAGGGGCGTTGACAAGCATCAAATAATATCCTAGAATGAAATTAGAAAGCGAGGAAATATGAAAACAGCAAAAGACTATATAGAACAAATTAACAATTTACCTGAGTCTGAATGGGAAAGAATGAAGAAACATATGGATGAAAAATTTCCGAATATGAAAATGCCCAATATGGACACTTTTAAGGAAATGGTAAAGCTCTACGGAATGAGCATGGAAAGAGAGGAGGAGAATGAAAAAGGTAACAATAGAAGCCACTAACATTAGTACAAAACAATGGAATACTTTTTTGATTGAGTTAAATTTAATGACAAAAGCATGGAAACCTTTTGCAACAATAAATTTAAAAGCAAATGGGTTGAACAAAGTTTTGACATGGGGTAGTAAAAAGGGCAAAGACTTAGAGGACTAATATGAAACCCATAATGATCACCTTGTTGTATTTAACTTTTGGTGGAGACATCAAGATGGATACGTTTGAAATACAAATGAGCTGTGATACATGGTTTCATCACAATGTAGTGGTGCACGAAAAAAAGAAAAAGACGCTTATGTCTAATCACGTGTACCATGAGTACAAAGGCAAGAAAGTTATAGGTTATATTTGTGGAGACGAACCTCCGCAATAATTAAGCAGAGTTAGCTACATCACATTTAAACGTGACATACAGTTTATTTTTGTTGATTAGTTTTTCACCTATTAAGGACATCAGTTGCTGTGTCTCTATCGTGCCTTGTTGGGCACATTCATACCAAGAAGGATACAAACCCACGGTTTGCTCTGGCAAGCAATCACCATCTAATGCAGAACATATTTTTATTATAAGTAAAAATTTAGTCATTGACTCCCTATTGTATTTTCTATATAAAATCCTATATATGAAACTAACGAGAAAGGAGTATATCATATTATGACCGACACTACTAAATATAAAAATGTATCGCTGTCACATGACACATACAATTTAATAGATAAAATGAGAAAAAATAACTTAGTACCCAACACGGTATTGAGTAGAGCGCAAACCATAAACATTCTAGTGAATGAGAAAGCGAAGAAACTTAATGGCAAGCTCAAAGACAAATAAAGTAATATGCCCACGTTGTACGGGTAACGGATATATTAGGATACCTAACGAAGCAGTTGGTAAACCTAATGAAATAATTGCACAATGTACGATGTGCGAATCGGAAGGAGAGATAGATGTTAAAGATGATGCTTTATATTTTGATACTAACGGTTTGCACAAGTTGCAGTAAGACTATGGACCCAGGAGATCTGCTGGACCCCACAGGAACAATAATTAAACAGATCCTTACAGGAGGAAAGAAACAATGAAAATAGTAATGACAATGTTAATGGCTTTACTTCTTACAAATTGCACATACAGAGTACAGTTTGGTAAAGCGTGTACACCTGGCAACAGTGAATGGAGCTATGTGTGGCTAAAAGAAAAAGGCGAAGTTAACATATCGAAGGAGAACTGTGACAGAAAATAAAACAACACTTTTACAGAAAGCTATTGATGGTGCTAGACGCATTATTAAGCCTATGACAAAAGAAGAAGAGTACAAGAACGCTGATGTTCCTGTACCTAAAGCGCCTAAAAAGTTTGCAGAGTGGCTGGTTGAAGGTTTAACAGACAATACTGATGACCTAAAATCTAGAATACATCTAGCAGCTATGGCGATTAGACAGTTTGAAAACAGATTGTTAGATCAAGAAAAGGAAGTTGACCGACTTAATGACGAATTACAGTTGGCTGAAATAACAATAAAAAGATTTAATGACTGACCGAGCTAGGGGTACAAGTCCTGCAGTATTGCGTTCCTCTGGACCTAAGCAACGACCTGAAAGGGTAGCGACGATGCTCGGCGTTAGTGGGGAGAGTATCAGACGTGATGTCCCCTCTAACGATATGATAGCTTATTTAGCAGGCCTTTTTGATGGCGAGGGCTGTGTGACGTATAAAAAGTATTGGAGCTGTAAACGTAAAGACAGACCCAGGAAATATTATTGTTGGCGTATACAGTTAGAAATTGTGATGACCGATGAGGCAACGATACAATGGTGTTGCGATCACTTTGGTGGTAGATGTATAAAAAAACCACGTAAGGGGTATAAAATGCAATACCGATGGCGAAGAGGTTTTAAACATGCTTACGAGATAGCTAGCGCGATCTATCCGTACGCAATAACAAAGAAAGAAGCGTTAAAGGAGATAATAAGGCACTATGACGATAAAGAGGTTAATTGTAAGGATAAGGATGTGGTACGCAGATCTACGCGGCCATCACGGCAAGCGTTGGGATTATGAGCCTGGCGATTGGTACATGGGAAGACATAAAAAAAGAAAATGACAGATGTGTATAATGGTGGCAAAGCGTACACTAAGTTTTTAAAGTTATTTAGACAAAATTTAATTGAACAAAGGATACAAATGGACCGACAAACAGAGAAATTATTTAGAATAAAATGTATTATTAAGAAATGTAGAGAAAAAGGTAAATGGGATCTTGTGGCAAGGATGTGCTATAAGTATGATCTAACACCTATGGGAGAGAGCTACTATGATTAAGACTATACCTGACACGATAACAGATATTAAACGATGGTGGAAACGTACTAAAGACAGACCGTTATCTTGGATAGAATCTATCGGTAGCAAGTTGAATGTCTATGCTTGGAACAAGAGATGGGCTAATAGAAAAACAGGCACAGGCTACAGAGATGAAGTGGAATAAAAAATTTACTTACCCGAAATCAGTTAGATCTCTGATCAACGGCAAACGACACTACAGCATAGATAACAGAAAATTACCAAGCGTTACAACGATACTATCCGCAACACAGTCGGAAGAAAAGCGACAGAGTCTAGCGAATTGGAGAGCACGACTTGGTGCAGGGGCCGCGAACAAGGTTATGAATGAGGCCGCTGTACGTGGGACCAGTATGCACACGTACCTCGAAGCGTATATTAAGGGAACAGGGCACCTGGACCTGACTCAGGCCGGTTTACAGGCCAATACCATGGCACAACAGGTTATAGAAAAAGGGCTCGGGGACCTGGAAGAGGTGTGGGGTACTGAAGTTACATTGTATTATCCGGATCTATATGCGGGGGCCACGGACGCTGTAGGAATCTACAACGGCGCCGAAAGCATAATAGATTTTAAACAAACAAACAAGCCAAAACGTAGAGAGTGGATACATGATTACTTTACACAGCTGGCAGCGTACGCCATGGCACACAACCAAGTTTATGACACCAAAATACAATCTGGAATCATTCTAATGTGCAGCAAGGACAACCTATTCCAGAAGTTTGAGGTGTCTGGAAAAGAGTTTCAGGGCTACAAACATGAGTTTTTACGTAAAATAGACCAATATTACAAAATTGTATCCGACTCAAAGGGGTGTGCAGATACAAAAAATGATCAATTAGACCAGCAAAATAGCGGTTAATTGCAATTGTATCCCTACAATAGGGTTTTTCTGTGAAAAAAATTTTTTTATTTTTTTTTTTTTTAAAAAGTGGTTACAAAGGATACAAATTCTAGAAGTGTTGTATACCAAGGGAAATAACGCCAAATTTGTATCTTTTGCCAGGATACAATTGGATACAAAAGATACAATTTTTTAAAAATCGTTGGTAATAAAGGCTTATTTAAGCAAAAAGTGAAAAAAAGTGAAATAAGCCAATAACCACAACAACATAGGGGACGCGCGCGTATATTTTGTATTTTGTTTTTTGAAATTTCATTAAAAAAAGACTATACCTAGAATTATGCTGAATCGAAAGAAATCTAAATACCGACACGCAATTATAAACAAGAAGAAATATTATTTCTATTCTATCAGGTGGCTCGACATTACAGGCGACGCTGGGCACGCAACTCCAGAAGAGTTTGACAAGTTTAGTTGTGCTGTTATGGTTACACAAGCGTACCTATATAAGAAAACAAATAAATTTATATGGACGTTTGCTTCTTATGATGAAAAAGAAGAAGTATTTAGTGACAGGAATGTATTCCCACGTGGATGCATACTAAAACTGGAGAAGATAGTTATATGAGAAAAGAAAAAGGTAAAAAATACGACGGTAGATCTAGACCAACAAATGAAGCCTATAAAAATGGTTGGAATGAAATCTTTCTTAACAAAGTTATGAAGGAAGAAGTAGAGATAGGTGCTACTGGTACACAGAAATATAGAATCAAAGAAGGACCAAACAAAGGTAAAGTAATAGGTTAATCTTCTATAAGATCGTTAACCTTCTTCATCTTTTCAGCTTGTTTACGCAGTTCTTCCATACGCTTTAGTTTGTCTTCAGCAGTCAAGTCTCTTGTTACAATTTCTTTTCTGTCTATAAATATGCCTTGTGCTTTACCAATCATAGCTTCAAACGCGGCAGTCTTCTCTGTCTTGCCTTCTCGTTCCAGCTTCTGTGATAGTTGTATCTGACGCTTTACAAAGTTGGCTCTGTTTACAACAAAGGCTTTGTTTACTTCGTTCATTCTTCTAGTCAAGTAGGCCTGTATATGTGGTAACTTCATCAGCTCTGATGCTTCTTTTGTTGCTCTTGTAGGGCTGTATCCAGCGTGTAAAGCTGCATCTCTATTTGTAGTTCTACCCTCATTCATAACCAAATACTCACAGAATGCACGTTGCATTTGTGTCAGTTCTTGCAAGCCATATTTATCTTTAGGTCTAGGGCTAAATTTGTTTGCTTTTGGAAAGTCACTCATACTTGCAATATATCCTATATATTGTATATTACAAGTATATGAAAGCGAAAGAATTACGCCAATATTTAGATAAGTTTTTAGTATCACCAGCAGCTCAACAGGCAAGAGTTCAAATTGAAATGCCTAATGGAGAGAAGTTAGACGTGTATGAGATTCAATTATTAGAGTCTAGAATAATTGGTGACAGAGATACACACATCTTAAATCTTAAAGGAGTTAAGAGAGGCGGCACTTGGCAAATGGGTAAAATAGTCGGTAAATTATAGGGTCATCCCCCTAACCTCAGACCACCATGACTGAGTCTAATTTTTATAAAAAGATTAAAAAGAAATGGGAGTCAATTTCGTTTATTCGTATTGAGAATCGTGCCTTACTTGGCACTCCTGATTGTCTTTGTCAAAATTCTAACGGGACATTTTTTACCTTAGAGCTTAAGGTGACAAAAGGGTACTCTGTATCCCTATCCCCGCACCAAGTTTCATTCCACATGAAACATCCTGCTTGTACCTTTGTGCTTGTTGCCTGTTCCCCTAAGCTTGGAACCTGTCGCTTGTACCCCGGTTCTAGGATCTTGGAGCTTGTGGACTCAGGCTTGAAGCTTGAACCCTTAGCCGAAGGCTTGGACGCTTGCGCTTCTGTGCTTGAGCGCTTGTAAGCTTGGGCCTCCCCGGTCTGGGCACGTAAGGTTTGGTCGGGTAACCATTGTTCCGGCACCAGGCGTTGTGGATGTCGTGGATCTCTCTTCTAAATTTAATGTTTGCCATAACAGACGTTTTTCGTGTCGCGGTCCCAGCAGCTTCGGCAGTCACCACATATGCCGCCTTGATCAGGAGCCGGGCAGGTTCTGCCTTCTCCATCTGTAACAGTCGACGTGTGGGGCCATTGTTTAGCCGGTCCCTGGTTAATCATGTGTGAGCTCAGTCTAATAATTAAATTTGTCGGAATCATGTCAGGCGTAAACCATTTTAATATTTGAGCTTCGCGCGTGGGCAGCCAGTGCATGGTCCCGGGCGTAAGCTTGCACACTGAAATAATATTGTTGAGATGCTGCACGCTCTGCAGGTCCCCGGCGTCATGCCACCTAAACCACTTATGTGATTTAATTTGTACAGCCATCGCCTCCACCCATTGCGGATGGTCTAGTGATTCCTGGCGCAGCTGGTGAGCGCTCTTTGTGCCCTTAAACATGTACCGGCCCTTCAGGGCGTAACAGCCAGCGCATACGCTGCCTGGGATCTTTGCAAGCTTCGCACCGGTGATACAGTTTTTGGCACTGATACTATAAGCAGGTCCGGGCATCTTGCCTGGCTTGCTCAGGGTGTGTGTTATTTTTACGGCGTCTTTTATTTTCATAATTATATCTTTCTGTTGTGGTGCTTTGGCAAATTTATCGACCGGAAAAGCACCAAACGAGGTCAAGATCTACTCCTACAATATCCCTGAACCCTTGTCAACTAAAATATTTGCTTGACGCCTGTTCATTATGGGGCGGGCCCACCCGCTTGAAGCCTGTGGCCTATGCCTTATTTTTTTTTTAAAGAAAATTTTTTGGCCAAACTCTTCACACCTGGTAAGTCCGTACGGGACCGAGGCACTAATAGCTTGACCCCTGATCCACAGAGCATGTATCTCCCAGTTTTATATGGGTCTTGTTGTGGATCAGGGCTCAAGGTGGACTAATCGCTAGCTAGAACGCCCACCAATTACCCGAAAGGACTACAAGCTATTAACTTGTAATACTTAATCTTATATAATCCTATTGACATAGATTGTCAAGTGGTATATAAAAATAATTATTAACACTAACTAGAAAGGACAAAATGTCTAAAATAAGAATGAACACCGAATACAGGAATAAATTCTATAATAGAATTAAAGATGTATTTGAGAAAGAAGAAACGCAAGAACAACAAGCATTCCTACAATCAAGAGAAGATTTTGATACTATACAAAAATCTACCTTTGAATTAGCAAAGCAAGTTGTTGAAAGGTCATATCCAAAAGATGATGTAGCCACACTACGAAAGTTTAAGAAGAAGTATGGCGACCCTTGTGATGTAGTTGCAAAAGATAAATGCTTTTACTTTGCACACTCGGAAGATGTTGATGATGAGGGCGAGAAAACAGAAACATCATCTCACTTTGATTTTGGATTGTATGGCAATCTCAATGGTAATGAGTATGGTGGTGGCGAGGATAGTGAACACTTTGCACACGCATATTTTAGAGAAGAACTAAAAGAGAAAGGTTGCAACCCTGATATCTATGCTCAACAATCTGGCAAAGATAACAACCCACATAAAACAAAGCACGTTGATATGTGTAATAAAGCATTAGGTAAATCAAATGGTTATCGTAATGATGACGCAATAGGTTTAGCTAAACAATACAATGATAGTTTCTATGCTGATGTTATTGGAACTTCTCATTGTAGAAGTAGAGCAATCGCTTGTACTAAAGACGAGTATCAACAGTTTGAACAATGGCGAGTGGCTAAAGCTAAAGTTGTTAGCACACATCAAACGTGGATTGATAGCATACAAAAACAATGCGACCAGTTAAAGATAGGCTTGAAAGCATATCGTTATTTATCTGAGGGTATTGAGTTAGCCAAAGAACTAGGAATAGAATTAGACGAGGCAGAATTAGTCAGAACTAATTCAACAGGCTTGACGATTTACAATCCGAGCAATCTTGCGTCTATGATTAAAGGTATGAAAAACAAAACGCAAACGAGAGAACAAAAAATTGCGTTGCGTAAGCAATACGAAAGTGTGAATTAACACTTGACACATATGGGATATTATAATATAATATCCCATATAACTAATGAAAGGATATACTATGCAATACTACATACTACAAAAACTTAACGAGGATTATTTCTCAGTTGAGAAAGTAAGAAAGCCGATTAATACATTTGACGAGGCAGTAAGAAAAGTCAATGCACTAAAAACTTTAGATGATGACGCAACAACATACATCATCACGCAACAAGTGGGGATTGATGATAAAGAATAAAACATTTTACATCACATACTTTGCAACAAAGCACAAAGCATTCATCACACGTAAGGCAAAGTGGACTGATGATTGCAAAACGTGGTTAAGCAAAAATAATAAACCCTGTATGACTTATTATGACCTAGACGCAGACGCATACAGAACTGCTGTCGGAAATTTGAGAGTCAAATATGAGTAGTCATTATTGGTGTCATGGAACTTATTGCCACAAATCTCGCACACAAGATCGTGTGCGAGGTTCTAAAGGTTCTAAAGTTTTAAGAACTAGAAAAGTAAAACAAACTGCGTGGAACGAAAAAACCTTTTATAAATATTTTTGTAGCAATAGTTGTTACAATGATTTTGCTAATGCAAACATAGAGCGTATCGTTGCAATCGCACCACGAACCGAGCCACTTGAAACACCGATTAATGACCCTGAAAAAACTGGGGATTATTATGGGTGGAAAATAACTGAACGAGAGGTTGACAATACAGCAGAATAATATATTATCCTACATATGATAAACAATGAAAGGACAAATATGAGAAAATGTGTTGAGTGTGGTTGCACACCTAAAAATGATGAGTGGGCAGTCAATAGCGATAAGCATTGTATGGACTGCGAACAGGAATACAATGACTATTATAATGCGTGTCAGGAAAACTGGAACGAGCAACAGGCAACATTTATTGAGGAGAACCAATAATGAGTTGCGAAGTAAATGACGCATGGTGGGAACGAGCATACGAAGAACACTATGACGAGTTAAAAGCCGAGGGCAAATCAGATGAGGAGATATTAAAAATCTTAACTGAATTGTTTTATAACTCAGCACCATAACACTTTACAAATAGGACTATCTGTTATAGGATAGTCCTATTAATAACAAATGAAAGGACACAATGACGACAGTTAAAGAAATACAATCAAAGAACGACGACCCGTCACTTTCAGACGCGCAAAAGTTTGTGGGTGGATATGTGGAAGTCGTGCAAGTTAATGACGGCATATTAATTATAGATGAAGAAGGTAAGATGAAAGGCAAACCTGTCAATGAAGTTGCATCTAAAATGTACGCAGATAAATACGGCGACGCAGACATCATAGTAGGCGACGCAATATACATACCACATAAGATACCATCGGAGTGGCATGGCTAATTAACTACATCATATAGTGTCAAGGATATTCCTTGACACTATGTCCAAAATGGGTCGCTTGTTTGTACGGGCGGGCCCACCCCATAGAGGTACCAGTGCAGGTTGCAAATAGCTCGTAAATTACGGGCGGGGGCCCACCCTAAAAGGCAGTAGGGGTCCCAGAGATAGTCTATATAGCTTAATAAGCATAGTTATGGTAGGTTGATTTGAAAACAGATTTGAAATGATAGATCCAAAAAATATTATAAAAAATTTGCCTGAAAACGAGGCACAAGAATATGCAGATTTACAATTAGCTGATCAGCTAAAAAATATGCAAAAATTGGTTACTGGAGATTTTCTAAATTTTGTAAAATACATGTGGCCAGAATTTATTGAAGGTAAACACCACCGAGATATATCACAAAAATTTAATGACCTTTCTACCGGTAAAATAAACCGTTTGATTGTGAACATGCCACCACGTCATACAAAATCAGAATTCGCGTCCTATTTTTTACCAGCTTGGATGATAGGTAAGAATCCTAATTTAAAAATAATTCAAGCAACCCACACAGCTGATCTTGCAATTGACTTTGGAAGAAAAACTAAAAATTTAATTGATGAAGAAAAATATCATGAGATGTTTGCTACAAGACTACAAGAAGATTCTCAGGCAGCAGGAAAATGGAAAACCGAACAAGGCGGAGAATACTTTGCAGCCGGTGTCGGTGGTGCCATAACTGGAAGGGGTGCGGATCTATTAATTATTGATGACCCACACAAAGAACAAGATTTAAAAGGCGATGGTTCTGCTTTTGACAAAGCGTGGAACTGGTATATGTCAGGACCTAGACAGCGTTTGCAACCTGGTGGTAAAATTGTTTTGGTTATGACGCGTTGGTCTACCAAAGATTTGACAGGACGATTAATTCAAGAAATGGCAAATGAAGATGGTGACACGTGGGATGTTGTTGAGCTGCCTGCTATCTTACCTAACAACAAACCAGTATGGCCAGAGTATTGGGATATCAAGGAACTAGAAAAGACAAAAGCCTCGATCCCCGTTTCCAACTGGAATGCCCAATATATGCAAACACCGACTGCCGAAGAAGGTGCCATTATCAAACGAGAGTGGTGGCAGAACTGGAAAGAGAAATATCCGCCCGTTGTCGAATACACAATACAATCTTACGATACAGCGTTTTTAAAAAAGACCTCGTCTGACTTTTCAGCGATTACGACCTGGGGTGTCTTTCATTCAGAGGACACAGGATATAATATTATTCTACTCAACGCGTTTAAAGACAGGTACGAGTTCCCCGAACTAAGACGCTTGGCCCATCAAGAGTATTTAGATCACAGACCAGATTCAGTTATCATCGAGGCTAAGGCATCAGGGATACCTCTGACTCATGAACTCCGAGAGATAGGAATACCAGTAATTAACTTTACGCCGAGCAAAGGAAATGATAAACACGTAAGAGTTGCCTCTATTGCGCCGTTATTTGAAGCTGGCAAAGTATGGGCCCCGATGCATGAACATTTTGCACAAGAAGTTGTGGAAGAATGTGCATCATTTCCGCATGGTGATCACGATGACTATGTGGATTCTATGACTCAGGCGTTGATGAGAATTAGACAAGGTGGTTTGATTCCTCATCCCGATGACTATAAACCTGAACCTATCGTGAAAAGGAATTTAAAGTATTATGGCTAATAGAAAATTTTTAATCGAAAACATTCTAGGACTAGCTCAAAAGCTAGGAGCCAACCCCAATAAGTTCATGGGCACTAAAACCAATATTAACTTCTTAGGGACCGGGGACCGGGGAATGAAAGGTACGACCTTTTCAGGTCAACTTAACGAAGATTTTTTAGATCTAGGTTTTGGTAAAAGCGATATGATCAAAATTATTGAGCAAGATGCGGGCTATGTAACAGCCGGTAAACTTAATGATGTTCAACTTAACACGATGTTTAACAATCTTAAAATGATTGATGAAACTTTTAACCCGCCTCCTGGACCGCTTAATGTTATTGACCTGGAAACAGGGACCAGGGGACTTAACAAACAAGGTTTAGAATCTCTAAGAGAAACAGATAAGATTAAAAGATTTACTCAAGGTTTAAGAACAAGCAAGACAGCAATGTCTGATAAAATTAAAGAAGGTATTGAGAGCCTTAAGACAAAACTTACTAGAGACTATGGTGGAGACGAGATAGCCACAAAAGCAACAGCAGAAAATAATTTTATAAGATCTGGTGCAGCTGACTTTACTGATAGTATTGCAGCAGAAGGTGGAAGAAGAGCTGTGGTTAGACAGTTAATGACTAGGGAACCTGATTTCTTTCAACTACCCCCTGAAGTTGCAGAAAGTATTGCTAAGTCTAAAGATCTAGGGAAAGGAGGATCTAGTGCTCCTGACCCATTAGTAGTGTTTAGAAATATAGGTCAATTTACTGATGATGAGTTTGCAAGAATTGATCAAATTATAGAATCAAATCCTTTTGACGATGTTAAAGTTATTGCAGACAAAGTTTCAGAATATATCAAACTTATTAGACCTGAAGGTTTTAGACCAGGTTTTAGAAGCGGTAAGTCTGTAAAAGGTATTGCAGAGCTTTTAAAATTAACAAATAAAAAATTTGGTAAAGACACCCTTAAGGTTGCAGATGAGATTGAGCCGTCTGAGTTTGCAAAGTTTAATGAGAGAAATAGATTGTTAGACGATGCGGACCTTGAGATGTATGCTGAAGATCTAGGTGATCCAGAAACATGGTATGAATATGGTATGACGATAAGAGAAGCAGATAATTTAATTAAAAATCAAAAAGCTTACGAAGCTCAAATGTTTACCGATTACAAAGCTGGAAGATTAGATCCTAAACCAGGAGAATCAGGTAGAAAAAAATTTTTAGAAAAGAAAGCTGAAGAAGCTGAAATGTCTGGTGACTCTAGATTGTTTACTCCTGATGAAGCAGATGAGCTAACCGCAATGCAACAATACGGTGGACCACAGACGGATGATTATTACAGACAAAGTTTAAAAATAGAAGTTGATAAGCTTCCTGTTGAGGAACTAACACCAGAAGCGCTTAAAGTTAAATTTCCAGGTATGCCTGATAAAATGGCACAAATGGTAGGCAATGATACAAACTTACAAAGAAAGGCAGAAGCTATTGCAACCATAGAACAAGCGTTTCTTTTAAAAGATTCTGGTAAGTCTATTGATGAGATTATAGCAACCTTTAATGCGGAGCCAAAGTCTAAAATGAAAAAAGGCGGCTTAGCACAAATCTTGGAGATGTAATGGCAGAAGGAATTTTTAAAATTAATTTTGCTTTACTTCAAGATCTAGTTTTTGAAGCAAACCAACAAAATAAATACATATCTAAAAAAGATATTGCTAAAAAATATTCTAAATTAACTAAATACAAAACACGACTAGAAAGTCCAAGAGCTTTAGATATATTAAATTTATTAGAAACACCGGAAGAAAAAGTTGCGAAAGTTTTTGAAGAAATTTTATCTTCTAGTGATCCTGTAGATCTTAAATATGTTAAAACCGCTAAAGTTAAAGCAGCTTCTGATGCAACACCTTGGAGATCTAAAATTGCAAAAGAAGCAGACTTGGATATTGCTTATACAAATAGGATTTTAAATAAAAATCCAAATTATATCAAAAACAAAAAGTTATTTAATTATTTATCAGCTAGTCAATTATTAAAAACTGAACTTAAAGACATGCCTTTAGGTGAACAATTGAAATATGCTGATCAAGCTATTCTTGGTAGACCTCAATATATTGGTATGACAATGTCTAAAGCGGGAAAAGCGGGAAAAGGCAATAGGCTTTTAAGAGACCCAGCTCACAAAGTTATGGAGTTTGCGCTTAGAAATTTTAATCAAAATAAAGGACAAGGATCTGTTAAGTTTTTTGACAACAAAGGTAAAATAATTTCTTACGAACCTGGAATAAAAATTCCTTATCAAAAAGCTACTTTTTCTTATGATGGTAAAAAACATTCAGTAAAAAATTTACGTAAACCTGGATACATGCAAGAATTTTTTCCAGAAGTTTATAAGAATCAAATACAGATAAACAACTTGTTGAACAAAGAGGTAGATAATCCTTTTAAAAAAGGAAAAATTGTTTTTGGCGATTTAATGAATAGGATACAGGTTAAAGGTTACGGGTGGGATCCGCAAACCGGGTCGTTAGCAATATTACATGGCCCAGAAGGTGTTAAAGGTAAACCCTTTACAAATTTAAATTTTAATACACAAAAATTAAATTCAACATTAAGAGATATTGAAGTTGGAAAATTTGGAAAAGGTTTAAAACAAAAATTATCTACTGAAGCTATAGGTAATTTAAAAGGATTACAGGGAGATGATTTATCAGAAGCTATTATAAAACAACAAACACAAATAGCAAAAAATTTATCTACAGGTAAACCTGTTTTAAAAGGTCGAGAAGAAGTTGCTTTAGCTTTAAAAAGTTCTGGAGTTAATTTAGGACCAAAAGAAAGTTCTCAACTAGATTCTTTAATTAATAATATAAAAACATTAAATAAACCTGATCTTAGAAAAGTTTGTAGAACATTAGGCACGTTTGATGTTGGAGGCGGTGTTGCAGGATGTGCTGAGGCTATTGAAACAATTAAAACAAACCCTGAAAAAATTAGTAAACTACAAGAAATTACACCAACATCAGCAGCATTAGGCAAAGTTAAAAACGCAGCAACAACTTTTTTAAATTTTGCAGCCAAAGGAAAAGGATTTGCAATTGGAGCAGGACTTGGTGTAGGTGGAGGCGCTTTAGTTAAAAAATTTATGAACGATGATCCATCAACATATTTAACAAACGATGCACAAGCTAACGCTATGATTCTTGACACGATCGATGAAAAAGAAAGACAGGAGAGAATGGAAGCTATGGGTGATGCACCAGAATTATTAGATGAAGCAAGAATTGCTGGAGAAGTTGGAGTTACAGCAGCAGCTATTCCCGGTGCCAGTGCCGTTTATCAAGCAAGAAAAAAACCTTTTACTAGAATGGTTGACGGTGTTAAAAAAACAAGACCGGCTATGGGTACAGCAAGAGCAGCATTAGGACCCGTTGGAAAAGCTTTATCTGGATTTGCTACACCATTAGGTATAGCAGCATTGACACCTTTAAATGTTGCCAGCTCACTTTATGAAGGAGACTCAGCATATGAAGTTGCAACAGATCCTTTAAATTATTTAGCTCCAGCACTTGCAGGAACTATGGGAAGTTTATCAAAAGAAGCAACTCGTGGTATGGGTGCAACAAGTAAATTAGCAAAAACATTAAGATTAGGTATGAGTCCAGGTGCTATTAAAATGATATCAAGAAGATTTGGACTACCTGGTTTAGCGTTATCTAGTGGTATATCATTATTTGAATTAGCTGACGAATATAAGTCAGGCAGGGGGATATTTGGAAAAAAAGAATAAAACACTTGTTGTAAATATGCAACACGTTAAAACCAACCTAATCCCACCTAGAAGTGGGCCAAACCCACAAGGCTTGAATGTTCCTACAA